CTTTTTAATTATCTCTGGTACGAGTTTTCGTGTCTACCTTTTTATACTAACTCCACAATGCAAAAATGGTTTAAATCCTTTGGAAAAAAGAATTCTATTACTTCATTACTTCCTTTGATCTTGTCAATAATCTGACGGCCTATATGGTATGTACTACCTTTATGATTTTGTCCATTAAGCATTACTATTTTCATATATCTCCACCATTCCCTTGCTAATAAAAATTTTATCTTGATATCTATTCCACTGTCAAAAAAATGCCCTTAGTATCGAGTTGCCGGATTTATTGCCGAACATAAAAATCTGCGTGGGAATAGTGACATCTAATCCACTCACTCTTTTAAACGCGACATCAATGTCACACACTCGACGTGTGATATGTAGGCTAAATCCAGAGGTCAGAATAGATGTATAATTATAGTTGAGCAAGACCGTTCAGACCAAGTAAAATAGCTACTTTATCAACCCTCTTAAATATTTTCTCTTATTTGCATAGCTACAATTTCAGACGTACGGTTGAGAGAATAATATTGGCGTCGCTGCATTTTTAACCGCTTATACAACTCATTTAATAAGGAATAATAACTGTGACTTTATTTTTTCACCAAGCCGGTGCTTTTGTAATTCAATTAGTTCTTTGATTTTTTCCTTTTGTTCTTCTGTCGCAACGGTATAAGAACGATTAAATGATTCTATCCATTTGCATATTTCAAAATGGCATAAAGTTTGTAAACTTTCATATTCGCTGGATAAGATAATAAGAATGTAAATCAATCGTTGCCACTTACTTGCCAAAAATAATAAAGCTGCACATTTTATTTTAGTGTTTTCAGAGGCAGTAATTTGATAGATATCAAATATCCGTTTAAAATCATAGGTTTTATATTTTTCTATGAGTAATTTAGCGGTTTTTACAATTCCAATATGCTCAGACAAGAGCTTTTCTAAAATAATATTCCCATATTTATTTGCATTTAAGCGCATTAGTGAAATCATTGAAGCACGAACCACTGAGATTGTGCTGCCATTTAGGTACTTTTCTATAGTTATACAATCCTCCGTAGATCCGACTTCACCTAAGCCTAAAATAGCACAAGAAGTATTTTTGCTTAAGTTTTCAAGATAAAACTCAGAAAAGTTTATACTGCAGTTCGCCTCTCGGAGGATGTTCCGTGCAAGCGCTCGAACATTAGCATTCTTATCTAAAAGCATCGATTTCACTTTTTGGAGTGCAACCTCTTTATTGAATTCATATAGATATTGCAAAGCAATAATTCTATTGGCAGGATATTTATCTTTTAAAAACTTTTCACTTATCTCAACTAAATCAACATTAGTCTTTAGAAGCGACATAAAAATTTGCTTTCTCAAGAATGGATCTTTTTCTTTATATATTTGGTTTTCGAGGATTTGATGGTTTGATTCTGGTGAACTAAATAAAATGCGAAGACAGCATTTTCTAGTCATAACATCTTTACTGTTCAATCCCATTGCTAGTATGCGTTTATTTTTGTGCTCGCATAACTCTTTATAAAAAAGGTCAAAAGCAACAGAGCAGTCACAACGTTTACTTCTATGTAGCTTTTCCAGAAAAGGTAAGGAAATAAGCAATTCTTGCTCAGTGGCTACTTCAAATTTTTTTAGAAATGAATTTAATGCAGATTGCCTTACTTCATGAACCCAATCAATTTGCCTGAGCATAATATATTGTATCGTTAATTCATATGAACAGAGAAGCTCTACTGCCTTTTGACGAATATATCCATTCGGGTTAAAGGATGAAAAAATAGCAACAGCTCGTTTTTCTTCTTGGGACATTTGTGATGTAAGAAAACCTTTTATGTTCAAGGCTCTCCAATCGATACTCCATTCCATTGAAGTGGTCTGGCGCATTTGCACGTCAATTCGGCATATATCATCATACGACAAACATTCTAGAACGCCCTTAAGTGCCCGTGCTGCTTTTAGTTTGTGCCTGGGTGAATTTTCTGAGAATACACAAAATATCTTTGAGATCATACTTAGATCTCCTCTATTCAACCCTGAAATGTACCTTTCGAGATTTGATGAATAATAATGCTGTTTGCCTTTAAAAAACAAATTATTTCACCCACCTTCACAGATTTTAACACTACTTTTTCTTTGAGCTGTAATGTGATGCTTTCCTTTTTGACTTGCCAAAAGCAATTTCAACATTGCTCCTACGTTTCATTACTTCCTGAACTTGCTCAAACTTTTCTTCTTCAATAATTGGTTCGTGTACGTTCTTCATCAGAAACTGTTCTTTCTCTCCGTTATTGATGCGTTGCTTGTTGTTAGGAAAATCGCCAGTATAAGTCTTGCCTAGCAATACATGCCCGATATATTTTTCATTGGTTAATACTGTTTGAACTGCACGTTTCGACCAATTCTCTTTGCCTCGCGGTGATTTTGTGTTCCTATTTTTTAGCTCCCGAATAATTGAAATAATGCTGCTTCCGTTCATATATAAATCATATATTAATCAAACCACTTTTGCCTGTTCTTCATCAATTATAAGCTCACCATTCTCATCATGTTTATATCCAAAACACTTACGAGAATATAACTTTGATTTTCCGGATAGAAACCCACGTTTCAATCCCCACTTGATTGCTTCGCCTGTAGATTCGCTTTCAGCCTGGGCAATTGCACTCAGTGCCGAGATCAAAATATCATTATCTACATCGCTTGTTCGTAAATTTTCTTGGTAAAATATTATCTCGACTCCCAACCCCTTAAGTCTTCTTACAGTTTCGAGCAGGTCGACAGTATTTCTGGCAAAACGGCTTATAGTCTTTACTAAAACAATATCTATCCGATTTTCGTAGCAATCGGAAATCATCTTTTGAAACCCATGACGTGCCACATTACCGCCCGAATCTCTGTCAGTATATACCTCATATAGATTCCACTTTGGGTTGTTCTCTATAAATTGCTTTAACGTTTTTATTTGAATATCTAAACTTTCATCCTGCGACTCATGTGCTGTACTGACACGGCAGTATATACCAACCCTTTTCTTTGGCTTTCTAGTAGGTGGAATCATCGTAACTTTTAATTTTGGGGTTTTATCTGACACAACATCACCTAAAAAATTTCTTAATAAGTAGCCGAATGATATTTGAAGTAAAGTTTACATCCATTTTTTATTGGTGGGCAATTATCAGTTGCTATGATTTTAGCACAGTTTTCGTTTATTACTGCTATTTTCGCACCATCAAGGTAACAGTCCCAAGTATGTCCATATCCCATAACATTCGGTAAATAATTTTTGCTATATTCATAATGGTCTCTTGCACATTGAGCTGAGGGATAAAACAAGCATCTGCTATGAGATCCACTGCAAAGCGAAAGCCGTAATGGACGGTTCAAAGATAGACCCCTCCTTTTATCCCGCCGTGTTCGGTATTGAGGAGAGCGATGATTGGCATGACGAGAAAGTCTGGCGACGCGTGAACCCCTCCATCGGTGTGACCATTCCCTTCGAGACAGTGCAAGCCGCCTATGAGCAGGCAACGCAAAACCCTGCCGAGGAGATGCACTTTCGGCAATTTAGGCTCAACGAGTGGTGCAACGCGGATATTCGCTGGATGCCTATGGAGAAATGGGACGCTTGCGGAGAAGTCCTGAATGAAGATGATTACGAAGGGCGTGACTGCTATTGCGGGCTTGACCTTTCTTCCACCGGAGACCTCACCGCTCTGGTTCTCGTATTCCCGCCGGGGAGTGGCGAAAAAAAGTACACAGTGATGCCATACTACTGGCTGCCGGAGGACGTCATCGACCTGCGAACTCGGCGCGACCACGTTCCCTACGCCGTATGGAAAAAGCAAGGCGTGTTCAATACCACCGAGGGCAATGTCGTGGATTATGACTACATTGTTGCGTTTATCGCCAAACTGTCCGAGCGGTTTCGAATTCGAGAAATCGCCTACGACCGCTATGGAGCGGAGAAGATCCGGAGGGACCTTGAGGAGCTTGGAGCGGAACACGCCTTCGAGGTAATTCCCTTTGGGCAGGGCTTCATATCCATGTCGCCACCAAGCAAAGATTTTTATCAGTTCGTGATGGAGGGCAGGATTCGGCACGGTCGGCATCCCGTCCTCGACTGGAATATGAGTAACGTCATCATCGACCAAGACGCGGCGGGCAATATCAAGCCCAATAAAAAGAAATCAACTGAAAAAATAGACGGCGTAGTGGCGATGGTTATGGGGCTTGCCCGTGCCACTATTGGCGGTGGCATTAATGACAGCGTGTATGACACACGCGGTCTGCTCGTTTTTTAATTGGAGGTAACTGCCTATGAACATCTTTCAAGGAATATTCAAAGCTCGCGACAAGCCTAAAAACTTAGGTGGCGGCACCAGCTTTCTATGGGGTGGCTCGTCCTCCGGCAAGGTTGTTAATGAAAGAACGGCTATGCAGATGACTGCGGTTTACTCCTGTGTTCGCATATTATCCGAAGCAATCGCAGGCCTGCCACTTTTCGTCTACAAATACGGCGACGACGGTAGCAAAGACAAATATCTTGATCACCCACTATGGCGCGTGCTGCACGACGAGCCGAACCCAGAGATGACGTCCTTTGTTTTTCGCGAAACCATGATGAACCACCTGTTACTGACGGGCAACGCCTACGCGCAGATTATTCGAAATGCTCGAGGCGACGTCGTCGCACTGTATCCACTTATGCCCGATCGCATGACTGTTGACCGGGATTCACACGGGCGGCTGTTTTACCGCTACAGAAAAAGCAGCGACGATCCGCCGGAGGTCAGCGGGAACAAGCCAAATGACGTTATTCTCGCACCGAGCGATGTGCTACACATTCTCGGTTTAGGCTTTGACGGGTTGGTCGGATACTCACCGATTGCAATGGCGAAAAACGCCGTAGGCCTTGCTATCGCCGCTGAGGAATACGGCGCTAAATTCTTCGCCAATGGCGCAGCTCCGGGCGGCGTACTGGAACACCCCGGCACCATAAAGGACCCGGAGCGGATTAGGCAAAGCTGGCAGTCCACCTTCGGCGGCAGTAACAACAGCAATAAAATTGCCGTGCTGGAGGAAGGCCTCAAGTACACACCCATAGCTATATCGCCGGAACAAGCGCAGTTTTTGGAAACACGGAAATTTCAGATAAACGAAATCGCCCGTATCTTCCGAGTGCCGCCCCACATGCTTGCGGATCTGGAAAAATCTTCATTCTCCAACATTGAGCAACAATCACTTGAGTTTGTGAAATACACACTCGACCCGTGGGTCATTCGCTGGGAACAGGCAATGAACAAGTCACTCCTGCTTGAAAGCGAAAAGAAAGATGTGTTCACCAAGTTTAATGTGGATGGCCTTCTTCGCGGAGATTACGCAAGTCGCATGACCGGCTATGCTACAGCGCGGCAAAATGGCTGGATGTCTGCCAACGATATTAGACAGCTTGAAAACCTCGACCGGATACCGTCGGAGCTCGGCGGTGACCTTTACCTTATAAACGGAGCGATGACCAAATTACAGGACGCTGGTGCATTCGCAAATACAACTACAACAGAAACGGAGGAAACCTCAGATGGACAAAACAAATCGGGCACAAAACCCAGGCAAAGTCCCCGTCAGGGCGCGTGACAAAACGCATTTCTGGAACTGGGAGAGTGACGAGGAATCTGGTGTCCGCACCCTTTGCCTTGACGGCACCATTGCGGACGAAAGCTGGTGGGGCGATGAAATCACACCTCGGATGTTCAAAGATGAGCTGTTTTCCGGCAGCGGAGATATCGTCGTTTGGATCAACTCTCCCGGTGGGGATTGCGTGGCGGCTTCACAGATTTACACCATGCTCATGGACTACACCGGCAATGTCACCGTGAAAATTGACGGCTTGGCAGCGAGCGCGGCTTCGGTAATCGCAATGGCGGGAACCGAGGTGCTTATGGCTCCAACGTCGCTGCTGATGATTCACAATCCAATGTCAATTGCGATCGGCGATACCGAGGAAATGCAGAAAGCTATCGCCATGCTGGACGAAGTCAAGGAAAGCATCATCAACGCTTATGAAATCAAGACCGGGCAGTCGAGAGCGAAAATATCGCATCTCATGGACGGTGAAACCTGGATGAACGCCAACAAGGCAATCGAGCTGGGTTTCGTGGATGGTATCTTGGAAGACTCCAAGCGCGGTCATACCGAAAATGTGGTCTTTGCATTCAGCCGCAGGGCGGTTACCAATTCCCTTATGAACAAGCTCATATCTAAACCCGCTCCTAAGCAGGAGCAAAAGAAGCAGGATGCGCCTGTTGGCGTTTCCGTCGATGCGGCTATGCAGAAACTGCAGGCCCGTAAATACATTTAACGGAGGTATTTGATTATGAAAAAGGTACTTGAAATGCGTGAAAAACGCGCAAAGGCATGGGATGCTGCAAAGGCGTTCCTTGACACCCGTGCCAAGGATGGCATCCTCTCCGCAGAGGATAATGCCACCTACGACAAGATGCTGGCGGATGTGGACTCGATGGCACGTCAGATCGCCCTTGAGGAGGACCGCGTGGCAAGAGACGCCGCTATGGCGCAGCCCACCAGCTCTCCTATTACAGCAAAACCCAACGCACAGGATGGAAAACCCGTCCACTTCAGAGCAACCGCCGAATACCGCGAGGACTTTCTGAACCTCGTGCGCGGCAAACGCCCCGTTCACAACGTCATGGAGGAAGGCACCCCTTCTACCGGCGGTTATCTTGTTCCGATTGAGTTCGATAGAAATCTTGTCCGGGCGCTTGAGCGTGAGAACGTGATTCGCTCCATTTCTAAGGTGATCACCACGGCGGCACCGCACAGGATTAATGTCGCATTAACGGATGTATCCGCCGACTGGGTGGCTGAATCAGGTGTATTTACCCCCAGCACACCTACCTTCAATCAGCTTTCCCTTGATGCCTACACTCTTCGTGCGGCAGCGCTGGTTTCGGAGGAACTGCTTCAGGACTCAATGTTTGATCTTGAGGCCTACCTTGTCGATAATTTCGCCCGTGCTTTTGCGGCGAAGGAGGAGCAAGCTTTCTGTGTCGGTGTAGGCACTACTCAACCCACGGGCATCTTCACCGCGAGCGGCGGCGATGTCGGCGTGACAACGGCAGCGCCCGGAGCAATTACAGCGGATGAACTCATTGAGCTGACCTATTCTCTGAAGGAAGGCTACAAGAAAAATGCTGTATTCCTCCTGGCCAGCAACACTCTCGCTGGGATTCGCAAGCTGAAAGACGGCAACGGCGTGTATATGTGGCAGCCGTCGCTGCAGGCTGATCAGCCCGACCGTCTGCTCGGCTTCCCGGTGTATGTCTCTCAGTATGCGCCAGCCATCGCAGCAAACGCATACACCATTGCATTCGGTGATTTCCAGAATTACTGGATTGCCGACCGAAGCGGCAGAACCGTGCGTCGTGCGGATGAATTGCATATCGCCAACCTGCAGACCGGCTTCTACGCTTTCCAGCGTGTGGACGGAAAGACCGTGCTGCCTGAAGGCATCAAGCTGCTCAAGCAGCATGCTTAAGGAGGATTGACTTATGTCTGTATGGGAAGCGATGGAACATCGGCAACAGCTTATTGCGATTTGAAATTTACCTATCATCTATATCCAACCGCTCTTACGACAGAAACAACGCTTTAATTATGAGGTGATTTTTATGAATTTGCGCAAGTTAATACTTACAAACAACGCCTGTTACAAGGCGGGAAGAACGATAATCCCCAAAGGCATCATGGTTCACTCCACCGGGGCGAATAACCCAAATCTGAAACGATACGTCGGCCCCGATGATGGTCTGCTCGGAAAGAACCAATACAATAACCACTGGAATCAAGATAAGCCCGGCGGCCGTCAGGTCTGCGTTCATGCCTTCATCGGCAAGCTGGCGGATGGAACAATTGCTACCTACCAGATCCTTCCGTGGAACCATCGCGGCTGGCACGGTGGCTCCGGTTCAAAAGGCTCGGTCAACGACACTCATATTAGCTTTGAAATTTGCGAGGACGGGCTGACCGATGCCTCGTATTTTTCTGCCGTTTACAAGGAAGCGGTGGAATTGTGCGCTTACCTTTGCAAACAATACGGCTTGACGGAGAAGGACATAATCTGCCACTCAGAGGGTTACAAACTGGGTATTGCAAGCAATCACGCTGATGTGATGCACTGGTTTCCTAAGCATGGCAAGTCGATGGATACCTTCCGCGCTGATGTAAAGTCCGGCCTTATACCTGACATTCCTGTTGAGCCTCCCGCGTCCAAGAGATACTGCATACATAAACAGCCACCCCGATTGGGAGTTGGCTGGCATCTATGCAGATGACGGCATCTCCGGCACCAACACGAAAAAACGTGAAGAATTCAACCGCATGATTGACGACTGCATGGCGGGTAAAATAGACAAGGTAATCACGAAGTCGATAAGCCGATTTGCGAGAAACACAGTCGATTGCTTGAATTACATCAGAAAGCTGAAAGATAAAAACATACCCGTATATTTTGAAAAAGAGAACATTGATAGCATGGATTCCAAGGGTGAGATCATGCTCACCATCATGGCGTCCCTTGCCCAACAGGAAAGCCAATCTTTAAGCCAGAATGTAAAGTTAGGCCTGCAATACCGTTACCAGCAGGGTGAAATCCAAATAAACTGTTCACGGTTCCTTGGTTATACCAAGAATGAAAAAAAGAAACTTATCATTGTTCCAGAAGAAGCCGAAGTCGTAAAACGCATATACCGGGAATACCTCGAAGGTGCCAGTATGCTAAAAATAGCCCGTGGCCTTGAGGCTGATAGTATTCTGAACGGCGCTGGAAGAGAAAAATGGCACACCAGCAACATTAACCAGATATTGCGGAATGAAAAATATATCGGCGATGCCCTCTTACAGAAGACCTATACTACTGACTTTCTCACCAAGAAACGAGTAAAGAACCACGGCATTGTTCCTCAGTATTATGTAGAGAACAGCCATGAAGCCATCATCCCGCGTGAATTCTTCATGCAGGTGCAGGAGGAGCTCATCCGCCGCCGCATCGTCCATACTAGCCCGAATGGGAAGAACAGAACCTTTAGCAGTACGCACTCCTTCTCAAATATGATTATCTGCGGAGGTTGCGGCGAATTTTTCCGCAGAATCCACTGGAACAACCGAGGGAAAAAGTCAGTTGTTTGGCGATGCATTAGCAGATTGGAAAACACCGGCCAGTTTTGCGATGCCCGCACGGTATTGGAGAGCACCATTGAGCAGCTACTGGTAACCGCCATTAATCAGACCCTCTGCGACAAGGACTCCTTCCTTTCCATCCTTAAGAACAACATCGAAAATGTCTTAATCCATGAAAACGACACCACCCTGGCTGACATCGACAAGCGGCTTGAGGAGCTTCAATCAGAGCTTGTAAAGCTGGCTAACTCCAAGGCTGAATACGATAAAGTGGGCGATGAAATTTACCGCCTGCGTGACGAAAAGCAAAAAGTACAGCTCGATATCATTGGGCGGGACGAACTGAAAAATCGCATTTCTGATATGGGCGGTTTCTTAAAGGAACAGCCTACAGCTATTACCGAATATAACGAGTCCCTTGTCCGGCGGCTGATTGAAAAAGTCACTGTCTACGAGGACAAATTCACTGTGGAATTCAAATCGGGCATGACGGTGGATGTAAATGAATAAGCAAAAAAACGAACGAGGCACTCTACGAACAATAACGTAGGGTGCCTCTTAGCTTCTACTCTCTTTATATACATTTAGAAATCAGAAATAATTAGATTAATTTCCTCTATTTTCTCTTTAGCAGTTGCCATTTGCTCATCTGTAGAATAGTCGCAATCAAGTTTCTTAATGCACCAAGCGCTTGTTTGTTGAAAAAGGAAAAATTCCTCAAGAAAATGCTCGGATGATGATTTTTCATCTATATAATTTAAATAGTACTTTTCTTTTCCCAAATAAAACGAGTCTAATCCAAAGCTAAGCTTATTAAACAAGTCACAAGCTGCCATTACAACTCTTTCGCTATCAAGATAAGACACAGAAGCTTCATCTGTTTCACCCATGAGTGTATGAGCAATATATTGATTCCTGAAAACCGGAACAGTTTCTTTTAATCTACGCCTTGCTGCAACAATCTCGGATGAATCCCATGTAGTATCTTTCAACGAGATATTTAATCTATTTTTATGTTCCGGAAGCAGATACTTGGAAAACAAGTTATCTTTCAAACGTGACAATGTAATGACGTCCTGTCCTTCGTCAAAGAAAGTCCTATTTAAGCGTAAAATTAATAACTCAAACTCGTTTTTATAAAGTTGCCCAATAACAAAATCATTGCGGCATCGCACCCCATTTTCTTGCGCTTCTTTAGCCTTCTTCAGAAAAGCTATATTCCAAATCATTCGGTTAAGATTTAAGCATACCGCTTTATGTAACTCCTGATACTCCGCAATATATTGTGGATATATAAATGTGGAACAATCACTGATCATTTCAAGTTCTCCAATCAAATATGCATCGTGGAAGCCCTACATCCAACCTGACCACACAACCCTGCCAAATTCGAAAAACATCTAAATCGACCACTCGTTAATTCGTGTTATCAAAATCGACCACTCGTTAAACACCGACATCTAAATCGCTCTGTCACCTAAAATATCATGCCCTTGGACTTGTTCCCATGAAGCGATATTTATATGATTTTAGTGCATCGGATTTTTACTCTCAATTCTTGAAAACCCCTTATATCAAGCCTTTTTCAGACACTCACTCTTTTACCCTTGTTATCAATACCACCGTCTCAACGTGAAGTTTTTAGGCTATTTTGCACTTTCCCATAAACACAGTAGAAATGCTGTGTTTAAAGTGCTTTAACATCTATCCTGACCTCTCACGATATTGATTTCGATTAGGCTATTTTGCTTTTTTACTGCTTTGAACTGTATTTTTTACTTTTTCGCTTGCTTCCTTTTTCGCCCTCTGTAACATTGCTTCGGTGCTGTTTTTCAATCTGCACCGCTTGGAATGTTTCCTTAGATATTATCACAGGATTGTTATTCTCTGCCCGATAGTATGCATCGTGTTTTCCATTATCCAGTAAGTGGACATTTCCTGTGTATTTTTCGTTACTGAGCATAACGTCAATTGTTCTCTTAGGCCATGTAGCCTTTCCGGTAGGAGACTTGATCTCCAACAGTTCCAGTTCTTTCACAATTCCTAAAACACTCTTACCCTGAAGATAGAGGTTAAATATGATGTGGACATTTTTTGCTTCTTTCTTATCAATTACCAGCTTACCTTCTGCATCATTTATATATCCATAACACTTTCTGTTATATAGCTTCGAAGTGCCTTGTGCTGCATGTCGTTTAATACCCCATTTAATATTGTCGCTGCGGGATTCATTTTCAGCCTGAGCAACTGCCTCGATAATTGAAATCATCAAGTCATTATCTGTATCGGCTGTATCAAGTACTTCCTGTTCAAATATGACCCGAACGCCGAGAACCCTTAGCTGATTCAACGCATCAAGGATTTCTACAGTATCCCGTCCGAACCGACTGATACTCTTGGTAAGGATAATTTCTAAGTCACGCGACTGGCAGTCCTGCAGCATACGAGAAAACTCTTTGCGGGAAGAACCTGTTTTGCTTGAAGCAATATCTATATATACATCAACCAATAGCCATTTGGGATTGGCAGCTGTTAATCTTGTTAGCGCCGATACCTGGGCGGTAAGACTTTTTAACTGATCAGCACTGCTTGTGCTCACACGACAGTAAATGCCTACTCGCTTTTCCCGTTTAGGAGGTAATGGTGGGATATAGTGTATTCTTTTATTATCGACCACGACGATACCTCCTTTATGACAGGTTCCTTAGCAAATTAGGAATTGATTTACTACATATTATGCTTATAAAATTTTACTCTAACTTTTTTGCTTTTTCTTTTTACGTAAACGCCAAACTATAAAGATAACAACAGCCAGAACTATTAAAATAAATGGCGAAAACATCATAAGTGTCATAGGTAGATAAGGGCTTCTTAAAGTGCTGAGAATATTTTGATACCAGTTTTCATCAATAACAATCTCCAAATTTTCTTCGGGAAGTGTATCTGAAACATACTGATATATGCGAGTGTCAATTTTTTTAAACTCCAAATTACTGCTTGATATAACCGGCATATCCTTGTCAAGGTTTAAGTTAATCGTTATGCCTCCAAAATCTTTCCACATAGCGGCAGGCGCAAGATAGTATTTAATCTCACCTCTTTTGACATTGAAATCATAATTAGGATATCCACCAAGTCTGTAACGATAAGAAACTACTACATCATATTCCTCATTTGGTGCGAAATCCATTTCAAAGGTTATGGTATCAACTGTCTGCTCCTCGTTGCGACTTGCTATCTGGTCATCTGTAAGCACATACTGCCAATCATCTGTTTTTATTTTTGTATCGTAATGTAAAACATAACTTTCTACTGCGAAAGATGTGTCTTTGTCATTGACTATTACCTTTACGCCGCTATTTCCAATGTTTGGAGAAAGAAACATAGATTGTGTGGAGATGCTTTCATCAGTAGTATTCTTCATTTTATAAGTCGCAACAATATTCGCTTCCGTACCGTCAACTGTAATATCTAATACCTCTGATAATACTGAAATTGTATCGTTTTTCTCAAATGTTATTGATGAACCAATATCCGCATTTTCGGGGGCTGCCATATTTGCATAAGCAACTTGAGGAATAGATAATGCGAAAACTAAAACAAATGCAAAGATTAAGCTAGCTTTTTTCATAACACAAATCCTCCCATTATATAAATAATAATATGCCTTAATGTTTTAAATCTTCCTTATTAGTTGTTCCTGAAATTCCGCCTTTCAGCAATACTATGGGACGTCAACTATTTTGTAGACAATTTGCTAAGCTACCTGCTCTGATCTCCCGGACCTCTCTGTTTTTAATGATCTGAGATATCCTTTCGGGGGACGTCAACTATTTTGTAGACAATTTGCTAAGCTACCTGCTCTGATCTCCCGG